AGCATCTATATCTGAATAGATTTCGTCAAGCTGATTACCAATATCTCCATATAAAGCTTTTCTAGTTGCTCTAACTTCGTTATTGGCTTCTTCTTTGTTAGCTGCTGTTTCTTGTGCTGATAATTGTACGTCAGTAGGTTGAGAAATTGATAAATTCCACTCCTTAATGTAAGCACCATTGCCATCACTATCGTCTTGCAACTTAACATCTTTCATAAAATCTACTTCTGATACACCATTTGCATCACAGTACATTTTAATTTTAGTTGATAGATTTGCCATAGTTTGTCCTCCTTAATTTTAAGTTATAATTTTGTATCCACCAAAATATACCAATTCATCATCTGTTGAAATTGAAATACTACCACCACTATTTTGATAACTTCTCATTTGAAAATAATCACTTGATCCATTTGCTTGAACAATACCAGAAACACATACTGTGCTATAATCCTTATTATTATTTCTTGCTGATAGAATATCAGTACCATTTTTTGTTATTGCTAAATTAATTCTATCAAAATCAGTTGTTCCTGATTGATACCTAACATTTGCATATAAAAAATAATATCCAGCTACCTGAGGTGTAAACTTGTATGTGCTAGTATCGTATGCTGCTGAACTATCTAATAACTCTGTATTATTCGAAACTATTACTTCGGTTTGGTTAGCTACACTTCCATTTTGAGGATTGTAAGCATGAAACGCTGGAGTGTTAGCACCACCAGCACCAGTTACAGTTCCTGTAAATGCAAAGTTATCTGCAAGGTTAATGCTCTCTGATTGTATTTTATCTATTGCCATAATTTATTTTCCTTATTCTAAAATTTTATATCCACCAAAGTTTGTTGATTTTTCATTAGCCATTATTCTTGCTTGTGATGAAGTGGTGTTTACTGCACCATACAATTCTACATAATCAGCTACATCTAAATCTAAAACTACATGAATTAAACTTGTAGATACTGTGATGTAATTATTATTAAAATTCATTCTGTTTTCTAAATATCTTGAACCATTTAGATAAAATGCAGCGTAACTATCTTGTAGTTGAGTATCAGAACTTGTTGTAGTTCTAACAGAACCATAGAAAAAATATTTTCCAGCTTGTCCACTAGGAACTGTAAATCTTGATGAAGCAAAAGCACCATTAGTATCAAAAACTTCTGTTCCTAAAGTAAGTTTACTATAAGTATTATCAGTAAGATTTTGGTCTGATGCAGCATGAGCAAAGAAAGCTGGAGTGTTAGCAGATTTTAAATAACTATAATCTACTCTCTTTAATGTTCCAGCATCAGAAATTAATAATTCGTCTGTATCTGCTGGTGTTGCACCTAAAGCAGTTTTACCAGAAATTAAACTATCTGCAATTTGAGCTGATCCAACAGATGCGTTTGGTGGATTAACAGTTTGTAAAGCTCTGCCTAAAAACACACAATACATTTCATCTGTACCATTAACCAACGCTGCTGAAAGCGTTAGTGTAGTACCAGATGCAGTATATGCTTTACCACTACCCGGTTCTTGAACTACATTATTAACTACAAGTCTAATATCGTTTTCATTTGTAACGCTATGACTTAAAGTGTATGCAGTTTGAGAGTTGACAATAGTAAAAACTTGTCTTTCAAAACTTGCGTAACTTTCTGCTGGTCTGTTACCTAAATAAGCCAAATGTATTCTCCTATGTACTTATGGAGTCAACAACAGAAAGTATTACATCAACTGCACTACCTGTTGAAGCTAATGCCTCTACAGAATCACCAGATTGTAAAACTACTTTTGATCCTCCATCAATTAATTCTAATGATCCACCAGCAGGTATTGGTGCGTCTTTAATTAAATAGTAACTTGTACTACTATTTTTTACTGTAGCATCTACAGTTACAGATGATGTAGATTTGTTTGCAAATCTCATACCAATAATTGCATCATCACTATTTGCTGCAGCTCTTACTTCAGTTGCAGATGTGCCTATGCTTGTTTTTAATACTCTTTCAAAATCTTGTGCCATATATCTCCTTTACTATAATGCTATTGCCATTGCAACTGCAAATCCATTAGTTGCTAAACCTGTTGTACTTACTGCAGCATCTTGCCAAGATGATCCATTATAGACACGAAGTACATTGCTCGTTGTGTTAAAATAGAGGTCTCCGGCAGTTAGTGCATCTCCATCATTATCTACTGTTGGATCACTAGACTTAGCTCCTAAATAAGTATCATCAAAATTATCAGCTGCGGCTTCGGCAGCGGCTTGAGCTGCTTGAGCAGCAGTTTTAGCTGTGTCAGAAGCAGTAGCACTTGTTGCAGCATTAGTCGCTGAAGTAGCTGCCTCACTAGCTTTCGTTGTAGCAGTTGTTGCACTAGATGCAGCATTGGTAGCTGATGTTGAAGCCTCTGATGCTTTTGTAGTAGCTGTCGTTGCAGAACTTGCAGCAGCAGTTGCTGAAGAAGCAGCATTGGTTGCAGACGTACTTGCTTCACTAGCCTTAGTCGTTGCTGTTGTAGCTGAACTAGCAGCACTCGTTGCAGATGATGCAGCGTTAGTAGCTTGTGTTGATGCGGTTGATGCAGATGAAGCTGCATTGGTAGCTGAAGTTCCAGCATTTGTTTCTGATGTTGCAGCAGCTGTTGCAGAGTTGGCTGCGTTAGTTGCTGATGTAGCGGCAGCAGAGGCACTTGAAGCTGCAGCAGTAGCTGAACTAGCTGCGGCTGTTGCACTGGTTGCTGCTGAAACAGCATCTATTAATAATTCAAAATGATCTGTGTCTGTTAGACTATCTCCAACAACTGAATCTGCTACACAAATGTAAACATTGTTAAGTTCAGCAGTAGTTGTTGATTTAATTATATCTCTAACACTGTATGCCTCTGTAGTTACAGTAGCGTCTGTGCCTTGGTAAGTTCCTAATTCTTGTGTTACTGAAATTTCACCAGAAGAATCGAAAGCTAGAATTTTATTTGCTCTATCAGTTGCACCTACAGTAAACTCTGTAGATGTCATTGTGTTTGTTCTTGATAACTTGATTGATCTATCTGTTGCTTCCGATACTTGTTGAGCAATCATAGTAGTACGATCCAAACCCTCTTCATTAGTCTCCGCAGGGAATGGATCATTAGCGATATAATCTATCGCCTGAGTTTGCGGGACATTCCTTCTAATAACAACTGTCTCACCCGAAGCTGGTATGTTGCCAGATGTAAAGGTAATTGAACCTCCACTAGCATCACCTGCACCTGCTACTGTATAATGAGTTGTTAAAGTTTTAGTTGTCTCAGTTCCTGCTGATGATCTGATAATTACTACTAAATCTGTGTCCGCAAATATTTTAAAACTGTAGGCAAAAGTTGTGGTTGAGCCATTACCATTATGTGATGATTTTATTATCGTTGTAGATACTGTCATAAATCCTCTATATTACTTATTTAATTTTTAGTCTATCTCTTTTTTTATGGTGTATACTTGTTTTCCATAATACAAATTTATAGCTTGTTTTGCTCCATTTATCATTTGTTTTAGCACTATATTAGTTAAATATAATTTTTCTTCTGGTGAAGAATCTTTAGCTTCATTTATATTTCTTATAATATCTTCTTGAACCTGTAAAGCTCTGTATGCCTTTTCTAATACGACCCAGTTTTTAGGTAATTTTTTCATTTCTTCTTTTGCTTTTTCAATCTCTCCTCTATTAGCTAGTATTCTATTTGCTCTTATTCTTTTCATAACAGGCTCATATAACTCTCTAAAATCAGTAATAGGTTCTGCATTTCTATCAGGATTTTTTATAAAGATTGCTTTTATAATAGGATATTCTGATAACATTTTTTTTCTATTATTTGATCTATCTACAATTCCAGCAGCATCTAATAATGAATCTGACAAAGTTAAAACATAGCCACCTATTCCACCTGTCCAACTTCTCCAAGCATTTTCTATAACTAATGGTGAAGATAATTTTGAAAAATCATCTCCATTTAACTTTCTAATCAAGCCAGCTATTAGCTTCATAGTTTCAGATGTAAAATCTGTGTATTGATATTCTGATGGGACCATCTCTAATCCTGATGGAATAATAGGTCTGTCAAAGAAAAAACTTTTATTTTGCCAAGTTTCAAAAAAAGGTTTTATAATATCTGGTATTGGTATTAGTCCTTTAAATGTTTGAACTCCAACTGCATTTTTAAATTTATCTATAGCTTTTGGGTCATTATCAAAATAGTAATCTAAAAATCTTTCAACACCAGTACCAAATATCAAACCTATTTCAAATGGTTTTGCTACTGGATAATATGTTCCATTTACTCTTATGTTCCAAAATAAATCTTTTCTCCATTGAGGTAATGCTTGATAATCAGGATCGTCATGGTTACGCATCCAAAGTAATATAGATGGTAAAGTTACATACATAAATGTTTTAGCTAAAGTTTGCATAGGTCTATCTTTGTATGCTTTTATCATTTGATTTAAACCTTGTATTCTAGCGTTAAAGAAAGCAGATATTTGATTCCAAGATTGAATGGATGCACCCATTCTTCTATAATCTATTGGATTGTCTCTTGTCTCTACAGCAGCTTTTTTAATAGCAACTTCTTCTGATAAACCTTTTTTTAAATTTCTTTCTACAGCATATTTAAAAACACCTTTTCTATTTATACCCTCTGAAAATTCAGTATAGACCCTAAACCACTCAGGTAAATTTTTAATTACATTTACAGGTCTTGTGTTTGTAAAATATTCTTTCATTGATTGATTAAAATAAGTTCTATCAAATGTTACTAAAGAGTTTTGTAATGCTTCTGATTTAAAATATTTTTCTGCTATTTTGTCGTAACCTAATGTTCTAGCAAGAGGTTTTATAGTCATCGCTACACCTGTTAATGTTTGAGCAAATGGAGCATACCAACCTTTACTTAATATAGCACCAGAAGTAGCATCTCTAGCGACATTGTTATATACAAATTCAGCAGCTCCTGTAGCACCAGCTCTTAGAGTTCTTGATGGTATTGAGAAAAAATTTGCAATATGTTGAAATGTAGTTTTATCAAACATCTTAGTAGGTCTTGCAAATGCTTCACCTACTTCCCAAACTTCTCTTTTTCCATTTCTATATACAACTATCTCTGTATCTTTTAACAAACCAGATTCTTTTCTAAATACAGAAAAACCATCTGCAACAGATGCTTTTAAATTTGCAGGGTTATCAACTATTGATTCTAATTCTTTAGCTGAAATTTTTGTTTCTCTTGTTCTTTTTGCTGACAACTGAACTTCGGGAAAAAAATCAGGATTAACTTTTCTTACCTTTTCAATCATTTGTATAAAAGAAAGATTAGCTTCGTTCTTTTTAGCAATCGTAATGTAAGTTGATATATTGTTGTATACACTTTCAAAAGGATCAACAATTTGTCTTTTACTTCCTTTAAATATTTTTAATGGATTTCTTACATTCTTAGAAAAATTACCTTTACCAGAACCATCAACAAAATCTCTATAAAAAGGAACAAAATCTTTATTTGCTTTTAGTGCTGCTTGATAAACTTCTTTAGGTATAACTCCAGCATCATATAAATATTTTAAAGCTAGTTCAGAAGTTTTAACAACTTCTCTAAATGGTGCTTCAAGTTTTGAATTTTCTTTTACAAATTTTTCTGCTGCTTTTATATTTACACCTGTCTCAAGTTTTTGAGCATTTTTTTCTATAGCTCTTTTTGAAATAGCATATCTAATAAAATCTTTATATAAATCTAAACTGTTAATTTTATATTTAACAAAAATTTGTTTTAATGCTGGTCCTACAATTTCACCTGTTTTATAATTTACTGCACCCTTTTCAATAAAACTTTCTATTGGTCCTTTTACACCATGTAGTAATTGAAAGTTCTCATAAGGAGACATTTCTTTTTCATACTTAACACCAAACTTTTCAGCTTGTTTTACAGCTCTTTTATAAACATGGTTTTGATCTACAAAATTATAAAACAAATCATCTATAAAACCTTTGGTACTAAAAGTTCTATTCTTTGTATCGTATGCAATACTTTTATCTAGTTCTACTCTTGTTTCATCAACAACTTTATTAGGTTTGTCTTTTGTAGTTATTGGTTCTAATATATCTAATTTTTTTTCAAGTTCTTTTATTTTAGATAAATTTACTTCTAATTTTTTATTAGTTCTATTTGATAATTCTCTTTTAATTGTTTCAAGTATTTCTAATTGACCTATTTCTGGATTTTTTTTAATTAATTTTTTTCTTAAATTAATATGAAATTCTGAAGTACTTTTATAATCTTTATTATTTCTTTCTATTTCAACTTTATAAATTTCTTTATTTTTATTTCTTAAGTCTTTTATTTGCTCTTCTATTTTTGTTCTTTCTAAATTAGAAAGATCAGTTTTTTCTCTTATTGAAATATCTTTGTATGATCTTGGAATTTTTATATTAGTAGAGTTTAAATCTTCAAATATAGTTCTATCTTTTATTAAATCTTCAATTATATCTAAAGGTTTCTTTCCTGTTTTTGTTGATACATTTTCTAATTTTGCTTTTGGAGCAACAACATTGAATGGAGCAAACAATAAAGTAGTAACAGCAAAATCTTCTGCGTTTGGCAAACCATCACCTAATAAAAAACCAGCTCCTGTGTAAGCTGATGATTGAGCTAAAGTTTTTGGTATAAAAGATGTAGCTCCTATTGCTGAAGGAACTTTGTAAGCTGCATATAATTTTACTGCAGTTTTTACTCCTTCACTTAAACCTTCTTCTACAAATATATCCCACCATTCTGCGTAGTTTTTTACTTGACCTTTCTTTAGAGCTTCTGTGTACATTCCTTGAATAGTACCAGCAGAAAATCCACCACCTAAAACTACTCCTGTTGGTCCACCTGTAATTCCACCAACAACAGCTCCCGGAATAAATGTTGGGAGTTCGGCAACTAGACCAGTAGCACCCTCTGTTAATTTTTCTAAAAACCCTGTTCCTTCTGGTTCTGGTTGATCGACTTCAAAACCAAACTGACCATCTGAATGATATTTAATAATTTTGTTAATACCAGAATTTCCTACTGCTCTTTCAAAGTATGGTTTGAATTGATACCTCTTATCATCTCCTAATAAAAATGTTTGTATTTTTTCTCCAGCATTGTCATCTGGTACATCCATATCATCAGTTATTCTTGCGTATCCAATATCTTTTTCTATATCTTTTTCTATATCAGTAGAAATATTCTTCCAATAATTTTTAATTTCAGTTCTATCATATTTAACAGCACCAAATGCTTCTGTAATTTTTTCTGCAGGAACCTCTGCTTCAATCATTTCATTAATTTTATTTTGACTCCATTCATTTATTTTTTCTGGTGGAACATTAGCATCCACCATATCTTTTATTGTTTCTGATAATGTTGTCATTTGTTTCTATCTTTTTCTAATTCTTTATAAAATCTTTCTGGTGGATTACCATTTTCATCAAATTCATAAAATTTATTTTTATAAGTAATTCCTGCTTTTAAAGATGGAAAATTTTCATCATAATCTGGGAAAACCTCTTTTATTTTAGCTTCTACTTCTTCATTAGTAGTAGTTTTGGCAACCTCTTCTGTCATAAGTCTAAATTTTTTCTTTCCGGGAAATTTATATTCTAAATATTCTCTTGAGTTTAACCAATTTTCAACAGAACCATATTTTTCTTCACTATAAAGAGGAACTTTGTTTTCATTATCACCAGATATTTCTGCTGCTTTTTCTGATAAAATTTTTGTAATAGCATCTTTATCTGATTTATAAACTTCTATTAAACTATTACCTATAAAATTTTTATTTGTTTTATCTAAAAGTTTATCAGCATCTATTCCTTTTTTTAAACCATCATTAAATCTAAAAATCATTTGTGATTGAAAGTCGTTTAATCTATTATCAACTGTTGTGTCTATATATCTTAAAGATGTTTCACCTTCTATGACAGGCTGCATAGACTCTATAACTTTATATAGTTTTGTATTATTTTTTATAAACTCTGGATTATTTACATTAGGTAATAAATAATTTAGATAAAAACCAAACTCTGATTTAGATATACCATCTCCAACTCTATCAGTAATACTTTTAGGTTCAGTTTCATTATCTAACATAAATTTAGTTAAATGATCTACAACCTCACCTGAAAGAATTTTTTTCTGAATATCAAAATTCATTTTATAATTATTTACATTGTTAAATTCTTTTTCACCTATTTTTGTTGATAACTCTACCATTTGATTTTTTGCATTTATTTCGTAAGAATTTTTAGGTTCACCAAAAACTTGATTGATTTCAGTTAGAGTAACAGTGTTTAAAAAATCTGTATCATTTAATAGTTTACTATAATTATTAACTGCTTTTTGTTTCTCTTCATTTAAGATTGCAGTTTGTCTATTGTTTATTTCTGCTGTATTTTCTTTTCTTTTTTTTCTAGCAAAATCTATAATAGATGCTTTATCTGAACTAGGTAATGTTTCCCATTTTTTTATAAGATCAATATTGCCATTAAAAGTTCCATTTACAATTTCTTGGTAATCATCTACTAATTGAGATGTTGTGCTTTCATCATTTAAGTTTAATGATGTTGTAAAGAGTTGTTTGTTATTTTCTAATATCTGATTGTCCGCAGCTTGGATTAATGCCATTTTTTCTGAAACATCTAAAGCATCAAACTTATCAATGTTAGTTTTTAATATTTCTGGTGAAGAAACTGCAAGAGAACTTCCTAATGTATTTTGTCCAAACTTTAAATACAAATCTATTTGTTTACCTTTTACACCTTCATCTTCTAATGTGGTATCTTGATTTACTCTTGTAGTAACATTACTTTTAAAAACATCTAAATAGTTAATACCATTTATCTTTAATGCTAAAGCATCTTTCATTACAAAATCATCTGTTATTTTTTTTGTATCTTGAAACTGTGTATTTCTTGATTCTAATAATGCTTTAGTTTTAAATATACCTGCAGTAGCATAAAATTTTTTTTCTAATGCTTTTTTAGTAAAATTATCTAACTCTCCTACAGTGGTATTTTCAGCATAGTTCCATAATTTATTTACACTGTTATCAAAAGAATTAGACGCATCTGTAGGATTACCATTAGCTCCTGTTTCACTTTGTATTGTATATAAACCTTTAGTTCCATTAGGTTGATTTACATATAAATCAGCAAGTATTAATGTTGCTTTATTATCTGCTTCTAATTTTTTTTCTTTTACATATTCTT